GGAATCCGAAGCGCATGGCGCGGATCCGGCCCCAGGTCCGCATCACGGACGGACAGCGGACGAGCGAGTGGATTAACCGCGGTGTGTTCTACATAGACACCAGGCAGCAGACAAAGAACTTCGCTGGCGAGAACGTGCTGACGATCCACGGCTATGACCGCATGCTGATGGCTGAACAGATGTATGCAAGCGTGAACTGGGCTACCAAGCGGGACTATGCGGTCGTGCAGGAGATCTGCTCGTTCATCGGGAACGGGTGGAGCCTGGATTCCGACACGCTGACTTATATGCAGGGTCTCACGCCCGTCACGATCAAAACACCATATAACTTTACTTACCGGGAAGTGCTCCAGAGCATAGCGGCGATCCGGTGTGGAAACTTCATCTTTGACGAGATGGGAAAACTGAAACTGATACCGCTCAATTCCGCACCATATGCCGGTCATTACCTTATTACGGAGCACGGCAACCCGATAACGCTGGGAGGGACGAAGATTGTCATTTAAGAAGACGTATGCATCAACTCCCGGGCGGTTTGAATGGTCAGAGCGTAAAGATGCCATCACAGGCGTGCGTGTTTTCCTTACAGACGATTCTGCAGTCCTCCAAGGGACGGAAGACAGCGTTCTCGAGGTATACATCCCGCTTTGCACAAGCACCGAAGAGGCGAGAACCTTCGCACAGGGTATTCTGTCGGCCCTCTCCGGCTGGCAATATCAGCCTTATGAAGCGGAGGATGCCTTTGTGGATCCGGCGGCGCAGATCGGTGATGGCATCAATATGCGGGGAGTCTACAGCACCATTTACAAGCGAACCTCCTACCTCGGCGTGCAGACCAACGTGTCTGTATCCGCTCCGGCTGAGGAAGAGGTCAATCATGAATATCCGTGGATCAGCGGCGCGGACCGCAAAGAGACCCGGAAGTATGAGGACCTGCGCGACAATATCGAGTCAGAGCTGACGGTGCAGGCCGGGCTGATCTCGGCAAAGGTGTCAAAGGTATCGCCGGACGGGCAAACCTCATTTGCATGGGCGATGAATGACACCTCCCATGTGTGGAGTGCAAACGGCACGGAAGTATTCCGGCTGGATGCGACAGGCGCACACGTTAAGGGCGAGATCACGGCGACAAGCGGCGACATAGGTGGATGCTCGATTGTCAACGGTGTCCTGCAGGTACAGGCCGCGAGTATCAAGCAGCTGCAGATCGGTACAAACTTCAGCGTAGACACAGCCGGCAACATGATAGCGAACAATGCAACGATAACCGGAACGCTGAATGTAGGCGGCTCGCTGATCAGCGCTACAGACATGTACACGGGCGCAGCTCAATCGGCGGCAAAATATGGCGGCTGGGACTCCGCATTCACTTCCACATCGGTCGGCGGCTACTGCGCGAGCGGTGCGGCCCTTGGCTATGACTATGGTGTTGCCACTACCTACAACACTGGAACTTATCCCTCATATTTCACCTGTGGGCAAATAAACCACAAGAACGCTTACATGACATTCAACGGGCACATTTTGCAGATCCTGCAGGCGGCAATCGGGACGAGAACCATCTATTATTTGGGGTACACATAATGATAGTTATTGACGGCAAAGAATACAACGGAAGCGGCCAGATTGAGGGCAATCACCTGTCTGTGATATTCCTCGGCGACATGGCTGATGCGTTTGCCTGGGACAAGACCATGCAAGTCAACATTGACGGCGCGGAGCACACGGTCACGGCCCTGCGGTCGATAGGCCGCTATGATGATCAGGTCCGGTGCGAGTGGGACATTGCTTCGGAGGCGGTCGAGCTGGCGAGTCAGCTGGCGGCGGCACAGGCAACAATAAACGAAAACAACAGCCGCATCGAGAAGATCCGGCAGGCAATCCGCAACATCGGACTCATTCCTACGCTGAGCGAACTGAAAGCATTTCTTACAGCAGTTAAGGAGGCTATCCACTACGATGATTGAGTATATTCAGAAACTTACGGCGGTGATCAACACCCTGAACAGAGTCGAGGTCAAAGGGCGGGACAATCTGAACGCGCTTCTTGGCTCGATACAGATGATTGAGTCTGTATGCCAGGCAATGAGCAAAGCAGAGGAGGGAGGAGACGACAATGGCTGACGAGTCCACAATAGGCAACCTGCCTGCTGCAAGCAGTCTCGGCAACCTTGACCTTATCCCGATAGAACAGGGCGGCACAGCGAAGAAACTGCAGGGTGCGGACCTGCTCCAGTACATCGATGCGAATATCGTCAGCGCATCGGTCACGGTGATCCCGCCTGATCAGGATCCTTCGGCAGTATATGACCCTGTGAGCGGCGAGCTGGTGCTGTATCTGCCCGCCTCGGATGAAATCGTATCATGCACGAAGACAGCAACAAGCGGCTTGGTCGACACATGGACCTGCACCACCGCACTCGGCGAGACATTCAGCTTCGAGGTGACAAACGGCGCTGTGAGCCTCGCTACTGAGACACCGGTTGTATCCGTGGAAGGCGGTGCAGTGGGGACGAGCGAGAAGGCAGCCCGGGAAGACCACAGCCACCCGCCTTATATTCCCTCGGCAGCACAGGTTGGGGCGCTTGCGCTCAGTGGTCAGAGCGTCCTCATCAATTTCGTGCAAGACCTCAATGACCTTGTTAGCGGGGTAGGTGCGTTCCAACCGTCCACACTGCACTCTCCGTTTTCAGACACTTGGGGATTCGTTGTCTCAGGTGGTGATTCTTCCTATACTCGGATGCAAGTTGCTTATCCTTTTGCTGGAGACAGGCCTCCAAAAAGGAGAGACCTGAGCGGCGGAATATGGTCAGCATGGACGGATGTCATGTCATCGCTGACGGCAGTCAACGGTACGCTCCCTGTCGCCAACGGCGGCACAGGCGCAACAACGGCGGCTGGTGCATTGGCGAACCTCGGAATCACAGACAGCGGATGGATTGAAGTTACATTTGAGAGCGGTTTCAAAAACTACGGTACGACAAACCGCTGCCAGTATAGAAAAGTGGGAAATGTTGTCACGGTCTGCGGCGCGGCGACTCCGGTGAACGACATAGCGGGAAGCAACACGCAGTACACCATGTTTACACTCCCGTCCGGTTTCCGGCCCAAAGTGGTCGCGTCTTCCATCCAGCAAGGAAGCGGAAACTGCCGTTGGCAGATGCAGATTAGCACCACCGGAGCGGTCACTTTCTCCCGCTACGCTGACGAGAACGGAGCCGCTACTGCCGCCGGAGGATCTCCAGGCGCGTGGCTGGTTTTCTGCATGACATTTTTGACCGCATAAGGAGGCGAACGCATGAAACCTATAACACGAATTGACATGTACCTCGCCGTGATCAGCGGGGACGAGGATGCCGTCACACCGCTTCCCGAACCGATAACACGCATAGACATGTATCTCGCGAGCCTTGCCGGTATGGATGTGGCTGAGCTGCCCGAACCGATAACTCGGATTGACTACTACCTTGCCGCACTGTGTGGCATGAATGTGGTGATTCCTGACGAGCCGGTTACCCGCATCGATTTCTACCTCGCGGCCCTGAACGGCCAGACGGTGGACACGCCAGAGGCCATCACACGGATTGACCACTATCTCGATGCATGGGCCGGCGGCTCCTCCTCCCTCACCTCCCTCCGTGGCCCCTCTCCCCTCTCCCTCGCCAATGCTGTAAAAGGGCGGTTGAAGAAGCTGGTGCAGTATGGCAAAGTCTCCGTCTCAGATGGAGTTATCACGTGCAATAACGGTGTGCTTTCCGCTGATGGTGACAGCATCATCACCACAGGCACTGCCGAGGAAGTGACGGTGACACGCTCCGACAGCACCACCGAAACCGTCAGCGACATCCCCAACCTCTATGCAGTTGACAGCCTCTGCGATGAACATGACATCATCACGGGCAAGACCATCAGACGAACCGAGGCAACGGTTTACGACTCCTCCAATCCTCCGACTGGCAGATTCATTGGCAATGCCACGGATGGGAGCGTCATTATTGAAGCAAGGGAAACCGTATATGAGGATGATGCTGTGGTTTCCTTTGAAGCGGATGAGGAAACTCCGCTGAATCTTGTCAAAGCAGAGTTCAGTCCTGTACAGGATTTGCACGGATATGATGCTCCGTGGCCTGCGGGTGGGGGGAAGAATAAACTTGGATGGCTTGAAACAGGAGAAGCCGCAACGGTAATTACTTTTGAAAAGGATACATCGGTTTTTACTATTGGGAGCAATTTAACGACTCCTGTTGGCTGGAGAGCGGGAGATAAATGCAAAGTAACATTAGAGGCAGGAACTTATTATTTATCATCCAATATCACTGGGCAAAGTTTAGGAGAGGGCGTTTTTGTATATAACGTAAGCACTTCATCAATACTCGCAAGGGCAAGGAACGAGGGGGGCGCATCGTTTACCCTCTCTGAACAAACAACAGTAGCATTAGGGCTAAATTTGCACAATCCGACAACAGCGGGAACATTTTATTTCCAGTTGGAGAGCGGCTCATCTGCCACCTCCTTCTCCCCCTACTCCAACGAATGCCCCATCAGCGGATGGACTGCCCTCGACATCTACAACGAACCCGAGTATGACCCGACTGCCACACCAAAGCTGACTGTCACATGGCAAGACGAAGTGGGAACGGTCTGCGGTGGACGGCTGACCATCAACAGGGATGGGAGCGTGGATTTAGTAAAAACCATTGTAAGACCGCAATTTGTCGGAACAGAGGGATATACACAGTATGGGCAGTATGTTGTGTGCAGTAGATTTGAAACAGTTGGCAAGGGCGAATATTGGAATATGCTATGCAGCCATGTGAAAGTGACCAATGGAACCGTTAACTGGTCAAATTCATCCAAAAACCATATGCAGTTCCGCATAGCTGATTTTGGCGCGTCTGACGTGGATGCGTTTAAGGCGCTCCTTGTCAGTTGGAACGGCGCGGGCAATCCAGTTCAAGTATCATATCCGCTTGCCACTCCCGTTACCTACCATCTCCCGTCCATAGACGCACTCAAGGCACTCAAAGGCATCAATACCATGTGGACTGATGCCAACGGAAAAATCACAGTTGCAGTGGCTGATGCTGATGTGATTGAGCAGAACACTCCGCATGCCATCACCGTGGAGGACGGAACAAATACTGTAAGCTGGACTGCTGAAGTCAGTGGGAAAGAGATGGAAGTTGAATACCGCACAGCACCGACCAACAGCCCTGTTCGTGCGCTGAATATCTTGCTCAATGGGAATTACACCAATGACGGAGGGCCGGACGACATCAGCGACAAGGAAGCACTGGAGATTATCGGAGGGAAGAAATGAAACGAGAAAAAGCATACAAACTGCGGTCACTCATTGAAAAAGGCTCTGCGTCCCTCTGTGATGCGGATGCGCTTGAGGGGATAAGTCTGTTCCCTGTGTGGGAAGCGGGCAAGGCCTATGCAGTGGGCGACAGAATCAGCTACGGAGATGACCTGTACAAAGTGGTGCAGGCCCACACTTCACAGGACGACTGGAGACCGGACGCTGTTCCTGCTCTGTATACCAAGGTCGCAAAGCCCGGAGAAATCCCGGTATGGGTACAGCCGACCGGGGCGCAGGATGCCTACAATAAGGGCGATAAAGTGCATTACCCGGATGCCGCTGGCCCTGTGTATGTTTCCCTCATTGACGGCAATGTGTGGAGCCCGGAAGCGTATCCGCAGGGATGGGAACGGACATGAGCGATGACGATGAAGTCCTGTGGAATGAAGACGACCATAGAGAAAGCGGGCTGCTGAGTGATGATTGACCGCAACAAAGTCATAGCGACCGCCATCCGGGAAATCGGCTACCATGAGAAGGCAAGCAACGCTTTCCTTGACGAGCCTATTCAGAACGCAGGGAATGGCAACTGGACAAAATACGCCCGTGACCTCGATGCTATCCCCGGCTTCTATAACGGTCCTAAGAATGGATACGACTGGTGCGACATCTTCGTGGACTGGTGTTTTATCCGTACCTACGGCGCCCCCATCGGTCTCGGTCTTCTCTGCCAGCCGGTGGCCAGCGCCGGGGCCGGGTGCGAGTTCAGCGCCCAGTACTACAAAAGTAAGGGACGCTGGAGGACCGAGCCGGAGCCGGGTGACCAAGTTTTCTTTAGCTATGGCGGCGGCATCTCTCACACCGGCATAGTGGTCAACGTCACCGCCGTGGCCATCATCACCGTGGAAGGAAACGTCAACGGGCAGGTGGTGCAGACCTCTTACCCGCACTCTTCCGGAGCCATCGCAGGCTACGGACGCCCCTGCTGGGAGCTGTTTGAGGAGAAGGAAACTGAGACCACTTCCCAGCCCGCCGACGCAGATCCGGGCGAACCGATCGAGATCACGCTCCCGGAGATCACCTATGGAGATGAATCCGTCTGGGTCAAGGTCATGCAGACTCTGCTGATCGATAAGGGCTTTTCGTGCGGGATCTATGGGCCAGATGGCGAGTATGGTGTGCAGACGAAAATCGCCCTGTACGAGTTCCAGAAGGCCGCTGGGCTTGAGACAAATTGCATATGTGGATCCACCACATGGAAAAAACTCTTTGTAAATGAAAGGCTAAGGTGATTCCCATGCAGATTTTAATTCAGTTTTTAGGCGGTGCAGCTGTCGCTGGCTTGTTCAACGTGATCCTGGCGATCCTTAACCGGCACTGGAAAAAGAAAGACGAGGCAGCCAACGGGCACGACTCCATCAAGACGGAGCTGGCGGCGATCCGCACCGAGCTGACCAACCACATCGAGGAAGACCGGGAGATGGACATCCGGCAGGCCCGGAGGGACGTGCTGAGATTCAACGATGAAGTACGCAGGGGAGTCCAACACACAGCCGAATCATACGATGACATCCTGGAGGCCATCGATGCCTATGAGCACTATTGTGACACGCATCCAGGCTTTGAAAACAATAAGGCCGTCCTGGCAATCTCGAATATAAAACGAGTGTACCAGGAGCGGCTGATCAAGAACGATTTTCTGTAAAGGAGACAATCATGACAAACAAGACTTATGATATCCTGAACAAGATCCAGCGCTGGCTGCCGGCCCTCGGAGTTCTCTATCTTGGACTCTGCAAGGTGTGGGGCTTCCCGTTTGGCGGCGAGGTGAATGATACCATCGTCCTCCTGGCCACCTTCCTGGCCACCACCCTCGAGATCGCCAGCGGAAAATTCTACCAGGCGAACGAGATCAGGATCGTCCCGAAAGACTAAAAGAAACGGCCCTCGGAGTAATATCCGGGGGCTCTTTTTGCGCTGTTTTCCGGGTCTGAACCTGGGTCTGAATAGGAAAATATTTTAGGGTATTTTTCGATATTTTCGTATTTTTGCCGGGAAATAAAAAAAGACCGGAAACCCTTGATTTTCAAAGGCTTCCGACCTTTTCAATTGGTCCGAGTGGGGCGATTTGAACGCCCGGCCTCTTGAACCCCATACAAACAGGAAGTGAGTGATACCAATGGTTTGCGGTCACAAAGGTCTGAACAGGGTCTGAATAGGTTTTTCAGATGGCGTCGGTGATCCGGCGAAGATCGGCGAGATCTACGTCCTGATAATAGCGGAGCATCTCCGGAGAGGCATGCCCGATCAGCTCCTGCTTATCCTTGTCTGCTCCCTCGACCCGCTTCATCAACGTCGCGAAGGTGTGGCGGCAAGAATGAGGACTGAAGAAGTGGCGAGCGGATGCCCCTGTGCCGGTGACCGGATTATCGATCCCGATCTGCTCCAGCGCTGTGTAGAATTTATCCGTGAAATATTCGAGCCTCAGCGGTTTATCTCCGCTCCCGGCTAAATACCCGCCCGGTGAGCATAAACGGCCAACAGCGGGCAAAATCTTGGGAGAAATGGTCACAATTCGGTTTTTCCCGGCATCTGTCTTTGCCCCGCCTGTTATCGTCCTCCGCTCGAGATCCACATCGTCCGATCTGAGGGCAAGGAACTCGGAAGGCCGGAATCCGGTATAGATCATGACCAGGATCTCGTCTGCAAACGGGACCACCCCGCAGGCCCTCCGAATTTGCTCGATCTGGACGTCGGTGAAGGCAGCCCGATGCGCAGCTCCATCTCCGGAAACCTTGAGGAAGCCGGCAAGGTTGAGCTGGTCCGGGATCAAGTGCCGTGGGATGCCATACTTATACATCAGTCCGATCACGGCCCGCATGTTCTCCTTCGTTCGTTTTCCGTGCGGACACTCATCAATGCACTCCTGGAGATCATCCACATCGATCTCGGAGACCTGAACAGGGAACAGGGCACCGAAGTACCGGAAAGCGGCCTTGTAGCAGTCCAGGGTGCTCTTGCTCGCCTGGTGCGTCGGGATCCAGCGCTCATAGAGCTGCTGCAGCGTGATGCTCTTGAGTTCGGATTTCGGCCCGGCCAATAGATCCCGGATGCCGGCCATGGCCTCCTTCTTCGTCGGGAAGACCTTAGTCCTGGATCTCCGGTGCAGCTTCCCGCTCTCATCCACATAATATCCCACCGTCACGATGGCCTTGTATTTGCCCGTGGCGGTCTTTTTTATTGTTCCGGTCCCGTTCCCGCGCTTTCTCCTGGCCGGGGTATAGTTGACCGGGCGCCCGCAAAAAGGGCATACAGACCATTCTGAACGCAGCTCTGCCCCGCATTTCGTGCAGGTCATCATAGATCTTCCACCTCCTCGATCGGTTTGCCGTTATCGAAGTCGTTATAAGCGATGTGCTCATATTCGTGCCAGTAGGCGCGCTGCTGGGCCTCCGGGGAGGCATTCGCGTCAATATACACGCTGTAGGTCCCATCCGGGTTCGTAGCTGTCGCACCATGCGAAGGCCCCGGAGGGAACGGGACCAGGCGAACGAAGAAATCACAGTCATCCATCGGGAGCATGAGGTCAATCCATGCCATCGGTCATCACCTCCGTCCCGATATTAACAAAAGAACTGTACAATAAAACGGACTCCCGGAACTACTTCCGGAAGCCCTCGATCATTTGAACAATTGCCCGGACTTGGTCGGGGCTCATGTCTCGGCTGGACTGGAGCAAGATCCGAAGCTCGGGGCGGGCACGCAGGTCCTCAAGCATTCCGGAAAGATCACCATCATCTTCGGGTGCAGTACCGAGAAGATGGGCAACATCAGTGCCAAGGGCCTCAGACATTTTTAACAGCATCTCATAGTCCGGTTTTCTTTTTCCAAGCTCATAGTTAGAAATAGCGCTTTCCGTGCAGCCAACCTTTGCCCCGAGTTCCTTCATCGTAAGGCCTGCCCGCTCTCTATATTGTCTGATCCGGATCATGTCATCACCCCCATTCTTAATATAGCAAAGACTTGACAAAATGTCAACATAATGACAGAAGGGTTAAGAAAAAAATACTTGACAAGTTGTTAATTTTCTCTTGACGATTTGTCGAGGTAGGCGTATATTATCACTTGACAAAACGTTGAGTAAGGAGGTGAACACATGGCGAGAACATGGCTCAAAGACGCCCGGATCAAAGCCGGGAAGACTATGGCAGATATGGGTGTAGAACTTGGAATATCCGAGTCCTATTACTCATACATCGAGGCAGGCGAGCGACAGAAGCAGATGGATCTGACGCTGGTCGCCAAGCTGTCCAAAATTTTTTCTATTTCAATTCAACAGATTGTCGAGTTCGAGAATGGAGGGAAGTGAAGAATGACAAAGAGCGAGCTTTTGAAGGTCATCCGAGCGCATTGCCTGGACTGTTGCTGTGATCAGCCCAGCGAGGTCACGAGATGCGGGTGCCCGAGTTGCAAACTGTACCCGTATCGTTTTGGCAAAGACCCGACGCCGAGGGTGCTGTCGTCTGCGCAACTTGAGGCACTTGAAAAAATGCGTGCGCACAGAGCGGAAAAATCTCGGATCCTCTGATGGGGTATAAGTACCCTACCCAAAAAGGTTACACGATTGTAACCCCTACTCTTGCTGTAAAACACGACCAAAAACGAAAGATTAGGAGGAAGGAACGAATGAGCATGAAGAAACTCTTCCCGGATCTGTGGGAGGTGGATGCCGATGACCCTTGAGCAGATCAAAGCGATCCCCGGGGATGTCCTGACGGTTGAGCAGGTGGCCTCCGTGCTGGGGTTCAATCCTCAGAGCATCAGGAGGCAGGCAAAGGGAGACCCGAGCCAGCTCCGTTTCCCGGTGTCTGTGATCGGGAGCCGGGTGGTCATCCCGAAGGCTGGATTTATCAACTGGATGGAGGGCAAAACATGGTTTTTTTGACAAATGCCAAAGCGCAGGAGAAGGAGGTGCGGTAATGCCACTCGAGAGTAACCTGCTGGTGCCTGGCTGGGAAGACGAAGAATACAAAGCATTTACGGAAAAGTTCAAAGCAAAGAAAACGACAGACGACTGCTATACACCGGACAACGTATATGAGGCGGTGGCGGCATGGGTTGAAAAAGAGTACAGCGTGAGCCGATCGGACTTTGTGAGGCCATTCTTTCCCGGCGGCGACTTTGAGGCACATCCATACAAACCGACCGACATTGTGGTTGATAACCCGCCCTTTTCCATACTGGCGAAAATCAAGCGTTTTTATGCAGAACGCGGGATTCGGTTTTTCCTTTTTGCTCCTGCCCTTACTTTGTTCGCCTCACGGTATGGGAAAATCTGCTTTATACCATGCGGGGCTTCGGTGACTTATGAGAACGGTGCGGTCGTGCTTACCTCATTTGTCACCAACATGGAACCGGATGGCCTTGTGGTCAGAACGGCTCCGGATCTGTTCCAAGCGATAAAGAAAGCAGATGACGAGAACCGAAAGCAGGACAAAAAAGAGCTTCCGAAATACATCTACCCCGACAACATCATCACGGCGGCAATGTGTCAGCGGTGGTGCAAGTATGGGGTTGAGTACAGACTGCAGGAGCGGGACTGCCTCTTTATTGACGGCTTAGAAGCGCAAAAGGCAAAGGGCGTGAGCATTTTCGGCAACGGGTTCATCTTAGGCACCAAGGCCGCCGCAGAGAGAGCCGCCGCAGAGAGAGCCGCCGCAGAGAGAGCCGCCGCAGAGAGAGCCGCCGCTCAAAGGTGGCCTTTGCAGGAAACCGAACTGAAAATCATCCAATGGATAGACAAAAAAGCAGAGGAGGCACGCTGATGGGGTTGCGGTTGGTAACTGACGAGTGGGTCAAAGAGGTCGAGCGGGAACGCGACAACGCTCTGACGGCCCTGTCGAAGATGGAGAAAGAGCACGGCAAGGCGCTGGACTGGGCGCGGGAGATCCGGGACCGGAAGGACGCGGAGATCCTGCAGCTGCATGCAGAGATCGAGGCGCTGAAGAATGACCGGGAGCGGCTCCGGAGGGAGAACGACCGGCTCCGGCAGGCGGTCAGCTATTACGAAAGGAGAAAAGGGACGAATGACAGCGACAACTAAGAAGCGTTATAAGGTCGAGGCCTTCGAGTGGGTCTTCGGCGAGCGGATCACCCGGAAGCTGGCCTATGTATCGGCCTACAGCGAACGGCAGGCCCTCCTGCTTGCCTTCCGTGGCCAACCGGTCCGGGACGGGTGGAGCTTCGACGTGCGGGAGGTGGAGGCATGAAGGTGCTGGGAACCATCGGAGCGGTCCTGCTCTGCCTGATCGTGCGGTCTGAGATCCTGAGCATGATCGGGATCCTCGTGGCAGCTGTTGCGTTCTTCAGCCTGATCGGAAAGGAGAACGTCCATGACAGCTGGTGAGAAGAAGATCCAGGAGGAGAAGGATCGGATCGAGATTCTGGCGAAAGGCATCCTCAACGTGCTCCCGCAGGTCGGCACTGAGGAGATCATGAAGAACTACGCCACGGAGCTGATCATGCACTGCAATACCATCAAGGGGGTCCGGAACAATGAGAGAACCAACTGAGCCGACCGTCTTCTTCTGCCCGGTGTGCGGGGCGTACTGCCCGGAGACGTTATACAGAATCGATTTTTACCACATCATCGGATGCGAGTACTGTGTCGAGAAAGTCGATGCGGGCGATTATCTCGCGGAAATGGAGGCACAGAGATGACCTGGAAACAGATTGACCGCACCTATACATCCGAAGGCACCACCATCACCTACCGCTGCGAGGACCCGAAGGTGCCGCTTGTCCAGAGCCGGAAGCGGCACATCCCGCACGCCAACAGGGGCGGCACATGGGACCATACCAGTTATTTTGTGGTGTTCGACGGCAAGGATGTTGCCGAAAAGTACACCCTCAAGGCCGCGATGGAGTACGCGGAAAAATTCACATTTTAAAGACAAAGGAGGAAAGAAATGGGCGAGGCAGTGATCATTTACGGAAAGAGCGGAACCGGTAAAAGCCGCTCCCTGAAAAACTTCGGCGAAGATGAGATCTTCCTGGTCAACACCATCGACAAGCGGCTCCCCTTCCCGAAGAAGTTCAAATATACGATTAGCGGGGCGAAGTTCGAGACGATTGTCGCCGGTCTCAAAAAGATGCCCTGCAAAACAGCGGTAATTGATGACTTCGGTTATCAGCAGACCCTGTTCTTCATGGAGAACCACGGCCACGGTGACCAGTTCAAAATGTACAACGAGATTGCCGATCAGGCATTCCAGATCATCCGGCTCGTTAAGACCCTGCCCGATGATGTGATTGTTTACCTGATTATGCACGAGGAGACCAACGACTTTGGAGAGACGAAGATCAAGACCATAGGCAAGCTGCTCGATCAGAAAGTGTGCATCGAAGGAATGACCACCATCTGTCTGAGGGCGATGAAACAAGGGACTGACCGCTATTTCTTCAGGACGCAGAGCGACGGCAACGACATCAGCAAGAGCCCCGAGGGGATGTTCGACCTTGAGGTTGAGAACGACCTGAAGGCGATCGACAGCCGGATCCGGGAATACTGGAGAATCTGATGGCTGGAGGGCTGAATATTCTGCATTTTTATGCACGGCAGGGCAACCCGTGCCGACCTGACTGCCAGCGACGGACACCGACCTGCCATATCGACTGCGCTGATTATGCAGCCTATCGGGCCAAGCGTGAGGCGCTCTATAAGGAACGGGCGGCGAAGCTCGTGCTGGAGGCGGCCGAGGACGAGCGCAACAAGAAGATAGAAAAAAAGAGGAGGAAGATAAAACGATGAGCGCATGGGAGATGGAGATCCTGCGCATCTCTGAAGAGTTCAATCGGCAGATGAACATCATCATGGCGATCGAGTGGGTCGCCTTCGGGCTTAGCATGGCAGCTCTTGCGCTGCTCGTGATCACCAAACTGATGGAAAGGAGGCAGCCCCATGGAAAACATTGAAGTGCTGGACGAGGTGCTCAACAAGCTGGTGGAGACGGCCATGCAGCTCGGGGTGACCAGGGCAAAGCTGGATGAAGCCGAAAAGCGGGGAGATCTGTGGTACAACGCCCACAACCGGCTCGAGGCTGAGCTTGATGCTCTGAAAGCACCCGCCGGAGAAGAGGGAAAGCATGAGCAGCGGGTTTGAGAGTGGCGTGGCCGCATACGTCCATGCTGTCGCACTGGTCGAGGTTTTCTTCCCGATTGACAGCAAGGGGACCGAGTTTTGCTCGTGTGAGCAGTGTTTTTACTACCGGGAGGCCAGCCGCAGCTGCAGCCTGAACCATGAGAGCGTGGCCTTCCCGAGCCGTTATGTCGGGCAGCATTGCCCGCTGATCAGGGTCGACGAGGAACAGTTCGACTCAATCCAAAACCAAATCATCAAAATAATGGAGGAAAATTAACTATGCAGCCTATCAGCAACTGGGAGAACATCAGCGCCACCACCATGAACGACCGCATGCCGGCCGGTGGCTATGTCTGCGTGATCAAGAAGTGCACGGACAACCCCGACCGCCAGTGTCTCACCTTCGAGGTGGATGTGGTCGAAGGCCCCTGGAAGAACTACGCAGCTGACACGTCCGAGCGCGCCGGCTTCTGGCCCCTTGACTTCGTTAAGTCCTACAAGCCGAAAGCCCAGGGATTCTTTAAGGCTATGATTGAGGCCATTGCGCAAACGAATAGCGGATTCGTCTGGGACTGGAACGAGAAGAAGCTCGTCGGCAAGGGCGTCGGGATCGTGTTCAGAGAGGAAGAATACGAAGGGCGCGACGGCAAGGTCAAAACCCGGCTGAAGCCGTTTGAATTCAAAACCGCGAACGAGATCCGGCAGGGCGACTTTACCGTGCCGGAGCGTAAGGCCATCGACCACGTCACCGCCTCCGCAACCTTCACCGAGCTGCTGGACGATGAAGATGACGGCACTCTTCCCTTCTGATCATGACACTGATTGAAGACACCGGGCAAAAGGTCGGCCAGCATGACAACATCCGGCACCACTGCGAGCAGACCGGGATCATCCTGAGGCGGCAGAAGCTGAATGTCGGGGATTATATTTCAGCGCCCAGGATCGCAGTCGACACGAAGCAGGGCATGCAGGAAGTCTACAGCAATCTCGTCCAGGATCACGACCGATTCCGGGCCGAGTGCATCCGCGCCCAGGAAGACGGCACCCGGCTGATCATCCTGGTCGAGAACGATGACGGGATCCGGCAGCTGGACGACATCGAGACCTGGATGAATCCGCGGGTGCACGCATATTATGAGAAGTTCAGCTTCGCCCTGGCCGCGCAGAAGCATGGGAAGGCGATCAAGGTCCCTTCCCCTCCAATCAACAACAAGAGGCTGATCCGGATGATGGAGACCATGAGCGAGCGGTATGGGGTCGAGTGGGCCTTCTGCTCATATGCCGAAACTGGCGCGAAGGTGGTGGAGTTGTTAAGTGGATAGTTGCGTATTTTACAAATCGTTCCGCGACACGGCGAGGTCCTTTCCAGATGAATACAGGCTTGCGTTTTACGATTATCTGTTTGAGTGCTTCTTTGCAGACCTTCCGCTCGACAGCATCCCGTTCCCCTACCGTCCAGCCATCACCCAAATGCTCGCAAGCGTGAACAGCGCAAAGGATCGACATGACAAAGCCATCGAAGACGGGGCAAAAGGTGGCCGGCCAAGCAAACGCGATTTTATCCCGCCGGAAGAGTGGAAGGCATACCTCCAAAAGCACACACAGGACGAGACCGCCGAGCATTTCGGGATCAACGTCCGCACTCTCCGGAACTGGATAAAAGCGGAAGCGGAAAAAACCGGAAAAAACCTTAATGTTAATGTAAATGATAATGTCAATGTCAATGATAATGACAATGACAATGACATTATCAATATATATAAAAATAATAAAGGGGAGTCCGATGCCTCTGCCCTGTCGGGCATCGTCCTCCCTAAATTAAAAGAGGGAGAGCGGTGGATCGGTGAACCGTATGAGCTGGACGAAGGGCGCTGGGTCTGCGAGTTCGAGACCGCCGACGGAGAAGAGAGGACGATGATCATCCGTGAGCCTAAATAGCATCAAGATGGAGCGGGCGGTCGTGGCGTCCGTAGCCATCAACCCGGAGAAGGCGCTGCCGGTGGTCAACAAGCGGCTGGTCCCTGAAGATTTCGAGGACAGCTTTTCACGGGAGATCCTGAGCATCTATCAGCAGGCCCACGATGAAGGCCGTCCCATGGACACCATCCTTCTTACAAATGAACTGGCCCGGAGGGCCGGGAGTGAGTTCGGGCTGGAGGACCAGATCGCGCAGCTGCTCACGCAGGCCACCGCCCGGAACGTGGAGGCCTACTGCGAGGAGGTCAAGCGGGCCGCTCAGGAGCGAAGATACCTGGCGGCAATCAGCGAGGCATCCGGCCCGGAGGACCTGGCGGCGAAGCTCGCCACCTTAAAAACAGAAAAAGGGAAGGACGTTGCGGACGGCTTCACGATGGGCCAGCTGATCAGTGATCACTACGCCATCGCCAAGACGGACCCCGAGGCCAGCTTTTTGAGGACAGGCCTTACTGACCTGGACAACGCCCTGGGCGGCGGCCTTCAGAAGAGCGGGCTTTACATCATTGGCGCCCGGCCCGGGATGGGCAAGACGACCGTGGCGATCAACATCGCCGAGAATGTCGCCAGGAACGGAAAGGCTGTGCTGTTCGTGTCGTTGGAGATGAGCACCATGCAGATCATGGCGAAGCGTGTGGCGGCTGCCGGGAGGATCAGCTACTCCGGCATCATGAGCGGCCAGCTGAGCGATGGGAAGTATCACGAGTTCTTAGAAACCATCAACGAGATCTATGAGCGGCCGTTCTACTGCATCGACAGGTCGGTCATGACCGTGGACGACATTGCCATGACGGCGAGATCCATTCCGGACGTGCAGCTGATCATGGTGGATTATCTCGGGCTGATCAGGGCATCCGATGAGAGCAAGAAGCTATATGAGCAGGTCACTGAGATTTCCAGGGACCTGAAGGCCTTAGCTAAGCGGCTGAATATTCCGGTGATTGCGCTATGCCAGGTAAACCGGGACAGTACAAAGACCAAAGACAAGCGGCCGACCCTTTCAGATCTGCGGGACTCCGGGAGCATCGAACAGGATGCTGACGGCGTGATCCTGCTCCACCGGGCTGACTATTATACCAACCGGCACCCGAAGCAGGCGGTCATTGATCTGATCATAGCTAAGAACCGCCACGGCGAGGGCAACACGACCATCAGCATGAATTGGTCCGGACCGACCGGGCGGCTCTCGGTGATCGAGCGCCGGTACGAAGAAGAACAGACAGAACAGGAGGAAGAAGAATGAGCATAATCATTAAAGGCATGAAGATGCCGAAGAACTGCGATGAATGCCAATTTATTGCCGAAGCGGATGATTATCATGTCTGCTATATAAACGAGCAATTTATACCGTGGGAATGGGTAGACAAACATAGTGCAGAGCAAAGACATCCGAAGCCATCATGGTGTCCGCTCATCGAAGTGCCGAAGCATGGGGATTTGATAGATTCCAATGTTGCCATGAGAAACATTTCAAAACAAGGATTCATGATAGACGAAGACGGATACGTATGGATATTGCGGAAACATGCGTATAAAGCGGTAGAAAATACTCCCACCATCATAGAAGCAGAGGAGGGCGAAGGATGACGGCTGAACAACTGAACAGACTGTACTACATCATAGGCAAAATTGATGGCATTGCTTGCGTAGCACCAAAGGAATTCGGCGAT